AAAGTTTGAATTCGAACAAGAAGTAGATTCAAACGAACAAGATCTTGATTTTAACGAATCAACAAAGAAAGAAGTTGAAAATCAACTTCTGGAACAATGGAAAAATTATAAAACCCAAGGATAATATCATGGATTTCAAAGCACTAGTATCTAAAATTGCAAGTTTCGAGACACCTGCTAAAAAAGCAGCTACGATAACTGAAGCCGCAAAGCCAAAGATTCAGCTATCAGAAGATGCTGAAATCCGTGTACTTGCTGGCGTGTCGACTATTTTATCAGAATCTAAAAAAGCAAAACCAGACTTTTTAGATGTTGACAAAGACGGCGACAAAAAAGAGCCAATGAAGAAAGCTGCTAAGGCAGTTAAAGAAGAAATGAAAGTTGGTGATACAAAGAAAACTGCCAAGGGCGGCACTGTTACTAAAACTAAAACAGGTATCACACATAAAGCAGGTCCTGGCAACTACGGTGGATCTAGCGATAAAGACACAGATTTAGATGCCGATGACGACAAGTCAAAAGACAAAAAGAAAAATGTTAAAGAAGCTGCCAACGCTAAACAGCAGGCTGCTATAGCTATGGCTAAGAAAAAGAAAGAAAAGAAAATGGAAGAAGGTGCTAAGCCAGACTTCCTTGACATGGACAAAGATGGTGACAAGAAAGAGCCAATGAAAAAAGCCGTTGCTGACAAAAAGAAAGGTGCTGCTCCTAAGAAAGGTGTAAATCCTTTTGCTAAGAAAAAAGCTGTTAAAGAAAGCGAAGACAAATTAACATTCAAACGTTGTTTGAAAATTGTAGTTGAAAGTCAAGGTTCAATGCAGATTGATCCAGTAGACAAAACATTGTGGACATGGGCTAACAGAGTTGGTGCTAGTAAATTTACTGAATCTGTCAAGGCACAAGCATTTGCCGCTGCTACTTACGAAAAAATGGGCGGAGAATGGGATCTTCGCAAAACTTTATCAGAGTAAAGGGTAACCAATGATTCTTTTAGAACAAATTCAAGAAGCCTTTCCCGAGGCAAAAAAACAAAGAGTAGCAGATTTATACGAAGGCTTTGTAGAAACATTTGAATTGTTTGACATTATGACACCAGCAAGACAAGCAGCATTTCTTGCTCAGTGTGCTCATGAAAGTGGTAATTTTAATTTCATGGTTGAAAATCTTAACTATGGAGCTAAAGGTCTTAGAGGTACATTTCCAAAGTACTTTCCAACAGATGCTTTAGCAGCCGAGTACGAACGTAAACCAGAAAAGATTGCCAATAGAGTGTATGCTAATAGAATGGGCAATGGCGACGAAGCAAGCGGTGACGGATTTCGTTATCGTGGTCGCGGCTTAATCCAAGTTACAGGTAAAAATAATTACACAGCTTGCGGCGAAGCATTAGGAGCAGATTTGTTAGAAGAACCAGAATTACTTGAAACTTCCCCGGGAGCAGTACTATCAGCCGGGTGGTTCTGGGCTGCTAACAAACTTAATCAATTTGCTGACTCAGGTGATATTCTAACAATGACCAAACGCATTAACGGCGGAACTATCGGTCTAGAAGATCGTATCAAACATTACAATCACGCACTTCATATTTTGGTAGATTAATTCTTGCTCTAAGGGGCCGTAGTCATATATAATAACTATTAACAAGGAGTTATTATATGACAAAAATGTACGGTCCTGAAGAGAAAGCAAAACTTGAACGCCTTATCAACGAAGGCTCAACTGTACTACGCGAAGTTGAAGATCTACAAGAAGGTCTTAAAGAAACAGTCAAAGCAGTAGCCGAAGAACTGCAAATCAAACCCAGTATTATCAACAAAGCAATTAAAATCGCACACAAAGACAATTGGAAAGATCACGAAGCAGAGTGGAACGAAATTGAAATGATCTTAGGTGTAACAAAGCATTTGCCTGAATGATTGAATTTTTTCAAAATTCTTATAAGTGGGCAAAACAAGATTATCGAGCATGGCCGCTGAGATTTATTCTAGAAATCACTGCTTGGTTCATGAGCATTTGTTGTACCATATGGATGGGTGCTACTTTGCCCAATCCTCCATTTTTAATACTGTATCCTTTGTTTATTATTCAATGCTCAATTTTTGGCTGGGCAGCTTGGACAAGGCGTAGTACAGGAATGGTAGCAAATTATCTTTTAATTGTCACTATAGACATAGTAGCATTGATACGTTTAATAAATATCTAAGAGAAAGGTTTAATCAGCCATAAATGATTATGTTGGTATTTGTGAGCCCTAAATCACAAGGAGAGAAAAAATGAGTTACGTAGATGCTTTCTACGACAGAGACAATGATCTTATCTCTGTTGTTGAACGAGACAAAGAAGGTCGCAGACATTTCAAAGAATATCCTGCCAAATATCTGTTTTATTATCCAGATTCCAAAGGCAAGTATGTCAGCACACACGGCACACCACTGAGTCGTGTTACTTGTAAAAACCTAAAAGAATTTCACAAAGAACAAAAAATACACGGAAGTCAGAAACTATACGAGTCTGACATCAATCCAATATTCCGCTGTTTAGAAGATAACTATCTCAACGTAGATGCTCCAAAACTAAATGTAGCATGGTTCGATATTGAGGTAGACTTTGATCCAGAGCGTGGGTATGCTAGTCCCGATGATGCGTTCATGCCCATAACTGCTATTGCTGTACACTTACAATGGTTGAATACTCTTGTGTGTTTAGCTGTTCCGCCAAAGTCTATGACTATAGAAGAAGCAGAAAAGTTAGTTGCTGGAATTCCAAATACATATTTGTTTGACAACGAAGCAGATATGTTAGACAATTTCCTAACACTGATTGAAGATGCTGATGTATTATCAGGTTGGAACTCAGAAGGCTTCGATATTCCTTACACAGTTAATCGTGTAACCAAAGCATTAAGCAAAGAAGACACTCGCAGATTTTGTTTGTGGAATCAATTTCCCAAAAAACGTGAATACGAAAAATATGGAAAAGCCGCTGTTACTTATGATCTTATTGGTCGTGTTCATTTGGACAGTCTCGAGTTGTACCGCAAATATACCTATGAAGAACGACACACCTATCGACTGGACGCAATTGGAGAGATGGAGATAGGCGAGAATAAAACTGTCTACGAAGGCACACTTGATCAACTATACAATAATGACTTCCGCAGATTTATTGAATACAACAGACAAGACTGTGCTTTACTTGATAAACTAGACAATAAATTAAAATTCTTAGACTTAGCTAATAAAATTGCTCACGAAAACACAGTGTTGCTTCAAACTGCTATGGGTGCTGTAGCTGTAACTGAACAAGCTATTATCAACGAAGCTCATAGACGCGGTATGATTGTGCCAAATCGAGTTCGTCGAGAACCTGGAAGTGAGCCAGCCGCAGGTGCTTATGTTGCGTATCCTAAAAAAGGTATTCACGAATGGATTGGGTCAGTCGACTTGAACTCACTGTACCCGTCGGCGATTCGTGCGTTGAATATGGGGCCAGAGACTATTGTTGGTCAACTACGTCCAGACTATACTAAAAATTACATTGACGAACAAATGGTACGTCACGGCAAATCATTTGCTGCTGCTTGGGAAGGGTTGTTTGGTTCTTTAGAATACGAATTAGTTATGGAACGTAACGTTGCTAAAGAAATCACCATTGACTGGGAAGAAGGCGGCAAAGATGTTCTTACTGGCGCACAAATAAGCGATTTGATTTTTGATTCTGGACAACCGTGGATGCTTAGTGCTAACGGTACTATCTTTACCTACGAAAAAGATGGCATTATTCCAGGACTGTTAAAACGTTGGTATGCTGAACGTAAAGAGATGCAGGCCAAACTAAAAGAATGTATTGCCAGTGGCAATAAGATTGAAGAAGAATACTGGGACAAACGACAATTGGTTAAAAAGATTAACTTGAACAGTTTGTATGGTGCCATTCTTAACCCTGGCTGTCGTTTCTTTGATAACCGCATTGGGCAATCAACAACATTAACTGGCAGAACCATTGTTAAACATATGGCTGCTAAGATTAACGAAATCATTACAGCTGAATATGACTACAAAGGTCGTGCTGTGATATACGGCGATACCGATTCATGTTATTTTACAGCTTATCCAATCCTAAAGAAAGAAATTGAAAGTGGTAAATTGCCCTGGACCAAAGAAACTGTAGTACAACTTTATGATCAGATTGCCGATGAAGTAAATCAGAGTTTTCCTAAAATGATGACTGATAAATTCCATTGTCCTAAGACTCGTGGTGAAGTTATCAAAGCTGGACGAGAAATTGTTGCTATCAAAGGTCTGTTTATTACTAAGAAACGTTATGCGGTTCTTTACTACGATAAAGAAGGAAAGCGTAAAGATGTAAACGGCAAGCCTGGTGAAATCAAAGCTATGGGTCTAGATCTCAAACGTTCAGACACTCCTGTAGTAATTCAAAACTTTTTAAGTGAAGTTCTTGAAAAAGTTCTTACAGGACACACTAAAGAACAGGTCCTTGAACACATTACAAACTTTAGAACAGAGTTTAAAACTCGGCCTGGCTGGGAAAAAGGCAGTCCCAAACGTGCCAACAACATCACAGAATATGCTGCTAAGGAAAAGAAAGCAGGTAAAACTAACATGCCCGGACACGTTCGTGCTAGTTTGAACTGGAACACTTTGAAGCGTATGATGGATGACAAATACTCTATGAATATTGTTGACGGAATGAAAGTAATTGTTTGTAAAGTCAAAGACAATCCAATGGGGTATACCAGTGTTGCGTATCCTGTAGACGAACTTCGCTTACCACAATGGTTTAAAGACATGCCGTTTAATGACGGCGAAATGGAAACCACTGTTATTGACGAAAAACTAGAAAACCTTATTGGTGTTCTAGAGTGGGATATTAGTCAAACAAGAAGCGACAACACTTTTAACAAATTATTTGATTTTGAATGATTTCGTGGTTGATTTTTATTCACAATCTAAATATAATCTTAATATAACCGGAGAATTTCATGAAAGACATTTTACAAGACATTGTTAGTCACACCCAGAACCTAGGGTTTTTAACTACTGTTAAAATTACAGGCACAGAAAACGATACTTCATTCTTTTCAATGGCAGACGATCGTTCTGTTATTATGGAAGCTGTAACATATCAACCATATCCAGACATGATTGGTACATTTGGCATGCCACAACTTCAAAAGCTCAAGTATCTTTTAGATGGTGCTGAGTACAAAGAAAATGCTAAAATTAGTATTACAACTGCTGAACGCAACGGCGACACTATTCCTGTGGGTATTCACTTTGAAAATAAAGATGGCGATTTTAAAAACGACTATCGTTTTATGAATCAAGAAATTATTAACGAAAAAATGAAAGCAGTTAAATTCCGTGGTGTTAAGTGGGACGTAGAAATTGAACCAACAGTAGCTAGTGTTCAGCGTTTTAATTTCCAAGCAGGCGCTCACAGCGAACATCCAACATTCCTTGCTAAAACTGAAAGCGGAAATCTTAAATTTACGTTTGGCGACATGTCAACACATGGTGGTGAATTTATTTTTGCTCAGAATGTAGCAGGAAAATTAGATCGCGGTTGGACTTGGCCAGTTTTACCGATCTTGAGTATCCTTAAGATTGCAGATGTCAACAACACTAAAATGTCTTTGAGCAACGAAGGTGCTATTCAAATCACTCTAGACAGCGGTGTTGCTATCTACAAATATATTATTCCAGCACAAGCGGCCTAAATATGATCAAAGGTATTAATCCTAACGGAAAGTATATTACAGTTTCGGGTGGTTCGCCATCTAGTACATACATTAGCCCCGGATCAGTTGGGGCTGGTATGATTCGTTGGAACTCAAACATGAGTTGTATGGAAGTCAACGACGGAAATATGTGGAAAACTATCGAAATGAATTATGCTTCTGTAGGATTATCACCCGAAGCCGAATCGTTACTTGATTGGGCACATAAGAAACGTGACGAAGAAGTAGCATTACAGGCCTTGGCTAAAAAGAATTCTGCTGTTAAAATAGCACTAGACAACTTAGAACAGGCACAACAACAATTAGAAATTACAGCACACTTAGCGAGAGATTATGAAACCACCAGTTAATTTAACACCATTACAAAAAGACTACGCAGTCTATTTGCCTGCGATTAGTTGTTTTTATTCAACTTATGTTAGTAAACAAAGATTTAGTGATTTTGTTCCTCAAGATCGAATTCCGCAAGGGTTTGATCGTGGCATTGAAGGAATGAACTTTCTAAATCCCGAACAAGGCTACTTTACCTACAAGTACGGCCTGTATTCAGCAGGTCACGCACAACTTGACTTAGAAAAAACCATCACACAAGATGCTATGATTCAAGATCGAGATCGTGCTAACACAGTTATTGTTGGTGATTCTGGTGGTTATCAGATTGGTAAAGGTGTGTTAAAGTTTGATTGGCAAAACTTTGAAGGTGCTGCTGCTAACAAAACTAGAGATAGTATTCTCAACTGGTTAGAACTTACTGCTGATTGGTCAATGTTGCTTGACGTTCCAACATGGGCCTGTGATCATATTCATAGTCCAAAGACAGGTCTTAAGAGTTTTCAAGATTGTTTAGACAAAACCTTACACAACAATGACTATTTCATACGCAATCGGTTAGGTCAAACTAAATTTTTAAACGTGCTACAAGGCAGTGACTGGGAAACTGCGCAGGCATGGTACGAAGCTGTTAAACACTTGCCAACTGAAGGTTGGGCAATGGGCGGGAAGAATATGTGCGACATGGAAATCGCACTCAAAAGACTCATCATCCTTCGTGATGAGAAACTATTAGATAATAGGAACTGGATGCACTTTTTGGGCACTGCTCAATTAGATTGGTCATGTTATCTAACTAGTATTCAACGACAAGTAAGGAAAAACATCAATGAAAACTTTACCATATCTTTTGATTGTGCCAGCCCGTTCATCGCAACAGCACACGGACTCGTCTACACCAATGCCCAACACACCAACAAGCGTTGGTCGGTCATCATGGACAAAGCCCCAGACAATAAGGCCCTTAGCCAGGCTTTTAATATCCCCTTCCCGTTCGAATCAGAAATTGGTCGAAGATTAACTCAAGGCGATATCTGTTGGTATAAACCCGGAATGCTGAATAAAGTAGGTAACGAAGGTAAGACATCTTGGGATAGTTTTGGCTATGCTCTAATGATGGCTCATAATACCTATTGTCATATCACTGCTGTACAACGTGCCAACAACTTAATGGACATCGAAACAGCTCGTTTCCAACCAGATTGGAGAGAGTGGAAAAAGATCAAAGACGCTGATATGAGCGATGAATACAGCGACTGGGTTCCACGCAACATATTGTACTTTGATCGCTTTGTTGAAGAATTGTTTAAAAGCGAAACTCCAATGGACATGATTGAACAAGCTCGACCAATGCTTAACAACATGATGGGCATGAGATTAAAAGGCGGCCTTGCTAAAAATACCTATAATGTTTTGTTTGAAGAAGAACAAAAAACTGGTGATGTAGAAGATTTTATGGATCCAGAAGATGAAAAACTCCGCGAACTTGAAGAACTGTATCATGAGCAGGAGGCTCAAAATGTATGAAAATAGAATTAAAGTTTTAGAAGAAACACATCGTCTACTAGATGCTGAAATTGCCAAACTTGAAAAGAATGGCAATTTCAAAGATGAATATTTGTCCGAATTGAAGAAAAAGAAGTTGCTTTATAAAGACGAAATTGCTAAACTTAATAGACTTCAATGGGAACATGATCACGAAAGCATCGACTATGACGAAGAAAGATAAACACTACGTTCCAAATCAGTTTGCGCTTAATAGAACGCAGATTGAAAAACTCGCAACAATGGCTGCTCACTTTAAAGAAGTTGAGTGGTTTACTCTAGAAGAAAGCAGCAGCAGCGGAATAGGTCCTATCGTTGTTGTTAAGTTCAACCTGTTCAACGATGACGACAAGGACATCGATACTACCGTTGATATCACTGACGTAAGCACATGGTAGAAAAATGTAAAACCTGCGGTGATATATACACACCTGCGTGTGATTATAATCAAGGACGATGCCCGCATCATCCGTCTGCTTTGGATCAAATACTGCTTGACAATTACAAAGCAAGATATTATAATTTGTTTAACTCCATTAAAAACTGGTTCAAGCGATGAAACGAAATTATCAATCAGGCGAAACTGATTCTATTACCTTCTTTACAGGTATTGAAATTGAGTATACGCCTGCGTATGGAATGAAAACTTTATTTGTTGTTGGTGTTCATGATCCATATGTAATCATGGAACTTGCTCGTAATTATAAATGCGAACATATCTACTTTGGTGCTAATCAAAGTTTTAAAACCAAAGGTGTCAATGACGCAGAAACTTGGCGTCCTTGGGAAGATATGATTTATGTTTGTCTAGATGCCGAGGACGGATTCTGGTGTACCTTGGACTTCGACGTTAAAGAAACAGAAGGATTGTTAGAAAGCGGTCTTACTGAAAAGCGTAGATTTATTCCACAGATCAGTGTAAAATTACCGTATCTAAATCAATTGGGCTATAATGCTACACTAAAAATTGACGACAAAGATTTTAACGCATCTAATCCTGGGGTTTGGTGCCATAACCTACAGGACCTACTTGGTAGAGATAAGTTTACCAATTGGGATCAATATGGCAAAGATGAGATTATAAAATAATGGGTACAATGGGATATGCTAATGTTGTTGGCTCTAAACAACGCAGAAGTGTAGGCGCTATTAGGCCTGCTCGCAAAATTAGGAAAGAACCAATGAAAATATCATTAAAGCAGCGGATCCGCAACTGGATAATGTCCGACGATTACGAACAAGACATTCCCCAAACTATTGAAGCTGATCGACTAAACAGTGAAGGCATGCGACTACAGGTATATCGTGCTTCTGGCGGTTTTGTTATTGAAACACGCAATTACGATCGTCGAAAAGACGAAAATATTAATAATATGTATGTTATTACTGACGACAAAGAACTTGGCGCTGAAATAGGTAAAATTATCACTATGGAAAGTCTACGATGAAACATCCTGATCTAAATATTAAAAATATTACTGTTAAAGAAAACTCAGCCTACAGAGTTCGTGTAGAATCTTGGGAATGCCTTCGACCTAAAGAATTATTGGCCATAGACATTATTCAAGAAAGCCTAGACGACAAAGGTGAAGTTTCTTCTTCTAGCACTTATAACTTTCATATGACTAGAGAAGAAATTAAAAAACTCTGTGAAGGGCTAATGTCAGTATGATTATTAAACAAGATGTTCGACCTAACAAAATGATCTGGGTTACCTTCCGCAAAGAAGGCATTCATAAATATCCTGCAGCACTAACAGACCCTAGTCTAGCTACAGGAGATGAATATGACGTATCATTTTTGGGTTACCCTCATCGCCACATCTTTCATTTCAGGGTGTGGATCGGTGTGTCACATAATGACAGGGACATCGAGTTCATCCAATTCAAACGATGGCTCGAGTCGCTGTATAATGGTCAAGGTTCCGTTTTAAGCCTTGATCACAAAAGTTGTGAGATGATGTCAGACGAATTGTACAACATCATTGCACTAAAGTATCCAGATCGTGAGATTTGGATTGAGGTCTCCGAAGACGGAGAAAATGGTTCATTCATCAAATATTAAGAGGAAATGATGAGCAAAAACTACAAGGACTATCGGTACTTTGAAAACCGTCCTGACGTTGTTAAGGTCTGGAACGATCTTGACACATACCTCGACTTTTGTCGATTTGAATTACGCCCGTTTGATCCGGCGCACCTCTATAGGAAAGACAACGATAACTATCGTGCTTTCTTAGATAGCCAAAGGCCTAAACGCCAATGGCAAAACAATCGTCCTAGAGGGCAGACTAACTATCGGTCTCGCAATCAATGAGTAAAATATTTCTAGTTGATCTAGAAGCTGTTGAAACAAGGTATACAGGTCAGTGGAAAACCCACTTGCCTGCCTTGTTACTAAAGAAAGGACACAATGTTCAAATTATCTCTGGCCCTGAGGATATTCCTTCAGCCACTACTCCTGGTGCTTTTCTTAATTTTGGTGGCACCAATATATACAAGTCTAGTCAAGTTGAGCAGATGGGCCGTTTATTTTGTAACGGAGCCGTTCATCCCGGCGATCACTTTATTTTTACTGATGCTTGGCACCCGGGTATCATAAATTTAAAGTACATGAGTGAACTGTTAGGAATTCCTGTAGTCACTCACGGTCTATGGCATGCTGGCAGTTATGATCCTCAAGACTTTTTAGGTCGGCTTGTTGGTGATAAGCCTTGGGTTAGACACGCAGAGAAATCTTTCTTTGCTGCGTTTGATCATAATTACTTTGCTACTAAGTTTCACATTGACATGTTCTGTGATGAACTTTTATGGGAAACTTTAGAAGATACTATACGTGATTTTAAAGACGAAGGTAAAATTGTAAAGAGTGGTTGGCCTATGGAATATATGCCCAATACTCTTATGATGTATAAGAACATGCCCAAACGTGATCTTATTTTATTTCCACATCGTATTGCTCCTGAAAAACAACTTCCTATTTTCGAAGATCTTAAAAAACATCTTCCACAATACGAATTTAAAGTATGTCAGGAATATCCGTTAACTAAGAACGAATATCATAATATGCTAGGCGAAGCTAAACTTGTATTCAGTGCTAATCTACAAGAAACTTTAGGTATTAGTTGGTATGAAGGTGCGTTGGTAGATGCTATTCCAATGGTTCCAGATAGACTAAGCTACAGTGAAATGGCTATAGACACATTTAAGTACCCTTCAGAATGGACTGAAAGTTTTGATTTATACGAAGTTCATAGAAAAAAAGTATGCCATAAAATTATCCAATACATGGAAAATTATGAAAAGTTTTTACCTAGCCTAAATAAACAGGTAGAACTGCTAACTAAAAACTTTTTTAGTTGCGATCAACTATTAAAGATGTTAAAATAATACATATATGACATCCACGTCATTAACTCGGAGAATTATAATTGACAGAAAAATTTACACCTGACCCTATCTTAAATGAGAAAGTCGATAAAGAATTTAAAAAAGACGAATATCACCCATTAGGCAAAGAAGTATATGTTAAAGCCGGAGACATGATGTCTGACAAAGGCTATAAAGAAGCATACTTTGCCGATGTCATCCGATTTAAAATGAAACGTGATAAAAAACGTTTCTGGGCGGGCGACAACATCAGCGACTATGTCACTGAAGAAGATAAAGCAAAACTTATTGACGAAGCAACTGAAGCATTTGAACTAGTGCTTGATCGTTTGCTAATCGATCGTGAGAATGATCCTAACAGTCAAGGCACAGCTCGTCGTCTTGCTAAAATGTACTTTAACGAAATAATGGCAGGAAGATATGAACCAGCACCCAACGCAACAGCATTTCCAAATGACTCGCAGGACCGTTACGAAGGTATGCTGGTTGTTCGTAGCGAGCTTCGCAGTATGTGTAGCCATCATCACCAACCCGTTACTGGCGTTGCTTATATTGGTCTTATTGCTGCCGAAAAACTCATCGGCCTCTCAAAATACACACGCATCGCTCAATGGTGTGCCCGACGTGGAACTCTCCAGGAGGAACTTTGTAATGACATTGCTAGGGAAATCCAAAAAGCCACAGGCGCAAAAGACCTAGGCGTTTATATTCAAGCAGTACACGGTTGTTGTGAAAACCGTGGTATTATGGCACACTCTAGTCTCACACAGACCACTGTGCTAAAAGGCGCATTTAAAGAAGATGGAAATACAAAGAAAGAATTCTTTGACAACATTAAATTACAACAGGAGTTTGCCCCAAGATGAGAAAACAATTAATCGATGCTAGTCGACAGCACTATCTAGCACACATTGAAAAACATCGTATCAATGTAGAAGTTATTTTAAACAATCCAATGGCTATTCACGATCACTCAGATATCATGGATGCTATCGAAAAAGAAGTTTCTCAGATCGCAGAATACATGGATAAAGTAGAAGTATTAGAAAAATATTTTAAAGAGTAAAGGAAATATATGGAAGAGTGTTCAGCAATTATAACTTCGTTTTCAATTCTTGGCGGCGTAGTAGTTGGTTGTTTAACTGTGCTGTTAATTGTTGCTACCGCAATCGTTATTAACAAAGTGTTAAGAAATTATTGGGTTCCTGTAAGAATGGTTCGTTATATCGATACATACATTCATTATGATCCAGAAGGAAAACCTATTGCCACCGAAGAGCCTCCGGCAGTAAAAACTAAGAAATGAGATTATAATGATTCAGAAATTTCTCACCTGGCTAGATAGTATTGATCGTAAACGTATTATTATGGATCGTGAAAGCAACGAACCATATTTAGAACGTTACTATCTGTTCTTAAAAGAACGTAAACATTTTCCATTTAATGTGTTTTTACATAAATTTCTTAAGGGCGATCCAGACGATATCCATGACCATCCGTGGCCTTATGCTACCTTAATCTTAAAAGGCGGCTACTATGAATGGGTTCCTGAATTTGATACCAACGGTATCAAAGTTAACGAAATTCGTCACTGGCGTAAGCCCGGACATTTTCGCATTTGTTCTCCTACTTCTTATCATCGTATTGAATTAAAAGATGGAGTTACTGCGTGGACATTGTTTATGCCCGGACCTCACAAACGTGATTGGGGGTTCCTAGTTAATAACAAATGGATTCAGCATGAAAACTATATTGCATCGAGGAAATTAACAAGTGGAAAAGCATAACGTAAGTTGGCAGCAGTATCAGAATTTAATTGGTAAAATTTGTCGAGACATAGTTCTCAGCGGTTGGCGTCCTGATTATGTTGTAGGTATTACTAGAGGCGGATTGCCGGCGGCTGTTATGCTTAGTCATTATTTTAATGTTCCTTGCGAAACGTTAAAAGTTAGTCTACGTGACGGCAGTGAATGTGAAAGCAATCTTTGGATGGCCGAGGACGCTTTTGGAAATCCAGATAATGAAATTGATTTTTATGAAGGAGATCCCACAACGCTGTTTGCCAAAGATACTACTAAACAAATTTTAATTGTTGACGATATCAATGATTCAGGTGCTACATTTAACTGGATCATGAGTGACTGGGCTAGTGGGTGCCATCCTAATCACGATGTATGGAAAGACGGAGTGTGGAATGTTAATGTTAAATTTGCTGTATTGTTCGATAACACAGCTAGCAAATGCAATGTTAAAATGGATTTTGTTGGTGAAGAAATTAACAAAGCAGAACGAGATATATGGATTGATTTTCCATACGAAGACTGGTGGACTAAATGATTGACTCAAAAATAAAAATACGGTGTACAGATAACGGAAAAGATCTAGACGTTCATGTACTTGGATTTAAACCAAAGGCGTTTTTAGAAGTTGCTGTTCAGACTGTAAAACTAAGAATGGTATATAAAGAAAACACTAAAGTATTTGTTGGTAATATGGTAGGGCGAGAATTTGTTATTAAAGAAGAAGACCTGCCACAAGAACGTAAGGAATTTTCTAGATGAGTAATAAACAGTATTATACTTTACAAGATGCTGCCGCAGCTGGTGTGGCTCCTTGGACTGAAAAAGTACAAGAAGATTTTCATGTTGTAATTTTTGAAGACAAATATCCATGTACTCCCGGGCATTTATTATTTGTTCCGCAATATGCTGCCGACGGCGTTATTGAAGATTGTTTTGCCGATGCGTTCAAACACGGAAAAGAAATGATGGAAAAAGGCGAATGGGACGGATTTAATATTGGTCTTAACTGGGGAGAAGCTGCTGGTCAAACAGTGATGTATCCACATGTTCATTTAATTCCAAGACGCAAAGGCGATGTTGAAGATCCTGTAGGGGGTGTAAGGAATACAATTCCCGGAAAAGGAAACTATAGAAAGGGCTAAAAATGATTGTAAAAGAAGGTTCAAGATGGACAGGAAACAACGGCGACATGTTTCATGTCATACATGTAGTTGAGATTGAAGGTCACACGTGGGTTCATTATATTAAAGAAAAAGCTCCAGAAGACTCAAATAGAGAATATAGTTGTTACTTAGAAAGTTTTTTACAACGTTTTAGATCGGTGCCAGATTGAATACAATAACTGTACCTTGGGAAAATCAAAGTAATGTATGGTGGAACGAAACTTGTGCTAACATTATAGAACATTTTGGTTTGCCGGGCGATAGATATACATCCCACCCTAGCGAAAATTATATGAAATTTGTTTTTAAAAACGATAAAGATGCGTTTATGTGTAGATTGTTAATAAGCGAGGCGCTATGAGTAGAGCAGTATTTTTAGGTGATAGTCATACCTGCGGGTATATCACTGAGCCTGGAAAATTAGGACCTAACAGTTATTCTCTATGGAATGACAACAATTACGCAGAATTTTACGCAAAAAAAAACAATAAAAATGTTTCTGTATACGCAATACCAGGTGCGGCTAATAAAATTTATCCCGATTGGCTCAGGACTATGTTAGATAAACATCCAGACACTGACGAAGTGTTTGTGTTGTTAGCTAGCTGGAATAGGTTTATATTAGCATTTAACGAAACTTTATCTCCAGAAGTTATTCCATCTGACTACTTTACTGAATTTTATAAAAACAAACACGGGTTAGTTGACATCTATCAAGATTGTATTTTTAAAGAAGATCGTTTTCAATTATTAAACAAACCTACGTTTGAAGATTTTGGCAAAGTAGCCGATATTAATTTCAATTATCAAAATGGTCTTGTTACTCCGGATCTTCGAAAAGACTGTTACATGGATATAAAATTATTTTTTGAACTAAACACACACTTAGAACAAAGAGAGTTTTTTAAAGATATTTCAGTAATGGACTCGATGTGTCAAGAACACGGATGTAAATTATATTTGTTTAACATGACCGATCGTGTTAAATTTCCAACTAAATTAGATTTTTATTCAAAATTAAAATCAACTAAAATTTCATCTGTAACTGTAGAGTCTTATTTTAAGAAAAAATTTATAGATCATAGTAAATTTTTCTTACCAGACAACGAACACTACAACGAAGAATATCATCAAATGATTGCTTCAAATTTCATTCCATGGCTGAAACAAAGTTAAGAATACTGTTAGCAGGCGATAGTTTTGCTGCGGATTGGAACAGCGAGATTCTCGGCTGGCCAAATATGCTGGCTAAAGAATTTGAAGTTAAAAATGTTGCGCAAGCAGGAATAAGCGAATACAAAATTTTAAAACAAATTGAAAAAAATAATCCCAATGAGTATGATTTAGTAATTGTATGTCATACTAGTCCTTTTCGAATACATACTCCGCTACATCCGCTAGAAAGAACAGGACTACATAAAGATTGCGATCTTATTTTTAATGATCTAGATCACAACCGCGACGATAATAATCAAAGTTTAATTACCGCATTAAATTGGTTCAAATATCATTACGACGAAACGTTTCAAGAAGATATTTACAAATTGATGCGTAAACAAATTGATTCATTAATTACTGTTCCTTATCTTGCTATAGATCATTCTATATCAAGTTTGCCATTTAAATTTGAAAAAGAACATTTAGAGTTTTCAACATTTTGGCCAAGGAATCGAGGAAAAGTAAATCACTATTCCGATAGAGGAAATCAATACGTGTATAACACTGTATCTAAAAAATTAAAGGCAATTAAATGAAATCTTGGACTTTAACTGTAGAAGAAGATCCCGAAAATGGAGATGCTATTTTAACCTTTCCTCCAGAACTTTTAGAAGAAGCTGGTTGGAAAGAAGGCGATACCCTAGAATGGATTGATCGCAAAGATGGCAGTTGGCAACTTAAAAAAGTTGACAAACCTACTAAAAAGAGTGTATAATAAACTATGAGCAAAATTAAAATCGCAGAGCTGTTTTACAGTATTCAAGGTGAAGGACGCTATATGGGTGTGCCTTCTGTTTTCTTACGTACATTTGGCTGTAACTTTAAATGTGCTGGGTTTGGCATGCCTAGGGGAGAATTAAGTGAAGAAGCTAACAACATTAACCCAGAGCTTTATAAGCAGTATGGAGACTTACCCCTGGTATCTACAGGTTGTGATTCATATGCTAGTTGGGATCCTCGCTTTAAGCATCTTAGTCCCGTACTATCTACTGATGCGATTGCCGATGCTATTGTGGATACGCTACCTTACAAGGAATGGCGGGACGAACATCTCGTGATTACAGGTGGTGAGCCATTGTTGGGTTGGCAACGTGCTTATCCAGACTTATTGCGTCATCCTAAAATGAAAGGATTGAAAGAGATCACTTTCGAAACAAACGGTACTCAACCACTAAGTCCAGAGTTTGAAGAATTTTTGGCCATTGAATGGTTAATGCCACAAATTGATTTTACTCGTGAAATTACTTTTAGTGTCAGTGCTAAACTTCCTTGTAGTGGAGAAAAGTGGGAAGAAGCTATCCTTCCAGATGTAGTTTGTAGTTATGAAGAAGTAGGTACAGCATATCTTAAGTTTGTTATCGCTACAGAGCAAGACTTTGCCGATGCTGAATGTGCTATTGCCGCATATCGTAAGGCAGGGTTTACAGGTCATGTGTATCTAATGCCAGTGGGTGGCGTAGAAAGTGTATACGCACTAAACAATCGCACAGTGGCAGACTTGGCAATGAAAAACGGATTACGATATAGTGATCGTTTACAAGTGCCGTTATTTAAAAATGAATGGGGAACTTAATGAAAAAAGTTATTAAAAAACTTTTAGGGCTTGACAAGTTAGAAGCAGAAAAAGAAGAATTACAGGCAGCAAGAGACAAAGCTGTAGCAGAAACTGTTCGTGCCCAGGAAGAAGCTGAGTTAGCAAAACTTACACCTAAAGAACGTGCTACTAAAAAAGGCGAACCATATATTGCTGTGTTAGATACACATGTTAACAAAGACAACATTCGCAACGGGTTTTTTGAACTTGACTGGAACGAACTTTTTGTGTTAAAATTAAAACAAGAAGGATACGGGTTTGAAGGTGATCCAGAAGAAGAAATTGTAGATCGCTGGTTCCGAGATATTGTTAGAAATATGCTAACAGAAGAAGGCATAGCTGAGCCAGAAAGAGTTGGCTCAGGTTTTATTAATGTAACACCCCTAGCTAAAGGAAAGAGCGAAGTTTCATGAGTTACATTTTAGTAGATACCGCTAATACATTTTTTCGTGCTAGACACGTTATACGTGGCGATGCCGATATTAAAATTGGCATGGCATTTCATATAACTCTAAATTCAATCCGCAAAGCATGGAAAGATTTTGAGGGCAAACATGTGGTCTTTTGCTTAGAAGGTCGTTCGTGGCGTAAAGACTATTATGCTCCTTATAAGCGTAATCGTTCAGATGCTCGTGCTGCTCTAACAGCTACAGAACAAGAAGAAGACAAACTGTTTTGGGAAGCATTTGATACGTTCAAAGAATTTATTACAGACAAGACTAACTGTACAGTATTACAACACCCACAACTAGAAGCAGATGATCTAATTGCTGGCTGGATTCAGAGCCATCCTAACGATAGTCACGTAATTATTTCAACAGACACAGATTTTGAACAATTGATAGCACCAAATGTAAAACAATACAACGGTGTCAGTGAAACAACTATTACACACGAAGGATACTTTGATGAAAAAGGAAAACGCATCAAAGATAAAAAAACCGGTGAAGAAAAAGCCGCACCAAATCCAGAATGGCTCTTATTTGAAAAGTGTATGCGTGGTGATACCAGTGATAATGTCTTCTCAGCGTATCCAGGTGTGCGTACTAAAGGCACAAGCAAAAAAGTGGGTCTTACTGAAGCGTTCGAAGATCGTAAAAGCAAAGGATTTGCGTGGAACAATCTCATGTTACAGAGATGGACTGATCACGAAGGTCAAGAACATCGCGTGTTAGAAGATTACAATCGTAATCGACAATTAATTGACCTAACAGCGCAACCAGACGACATTAGAGACATTATTAAAAATACTATCAATACATCAACAACAGCTAACAAAGACATAAGTCAAGTAGGAATAAGACTTATGAAATTTTGTAATTTGTTTGATCTTAAAAAGATAGCAGATCAAGCACAATCATACGCAGAACCACTTAATGCGAGGTACACACTATGACAGACTTACATGCTAAACCAATCATTGACGACAAGTTTTGGATTGTTGAAAAAGACGGAAATCGTTTTGCCACATTAAGAAAAAATGAAGATGAACATTTTATTCTTAGCAACGAAGCCGGAATCAAAATCTATCCAAACAAAGAAAGTTTAACTAGACAATTTGGCAAAGATTTTTTTATAGCAAAAATTGTTAAAGAAAAACGAGATGCTGAAGAATTAGAAGTTCACGACTTCCCTACAAGCACTGTTCCACATAATGCCATGTTTGACATAAAACGTAAACTACCGTTGTTTACAAAAAGTGGCGACTCGAAAAGTTTGTATTGCGCAGGATACTATACAATTAAATTTGAAAAAGGATGGGTTAAAAGTTTTTGCCCTAAATTAATCACACTACAACGATACGAATATCGAGGTCCGTTTAAAACCGAAATTGAAATGCGTCAGGTACTTTCACATGTCTCAAAATAATATCCCAGAAAGACTTGGCAGTGTTGAAAGAATTATCCAACGAGTAGCAACTGCCGAAAAAACCAATCAAAAAGAAATTCGCATAACTTTACAAGAAGCCAAAGAGTTAATCACTGACCTAGCATTAATTACATCAAAATTAGGTAAAACTATCGATGATATTAATGGCAAATTGGACAAATTGACTGTACAGACCCAGGAAATAAACGTATCAATGGATGGGGGAACTTTTTAAGAAGATAAATATATGCGTGTATTATAGTTGAGAATATTAATGAGCAGACCAAAACCTAAAGTATTACTTGAACATGCTAACAAAGAAAACCATAAGGTTGAACAAGTGTTAGAGTCAGAAGCCATTTGGGCAGTATTTTATAAAGGGGCTCCTTTTAATCTCAAAAGCGGAAGTTTGATACTCAGTTATCCCGGACCTAAATATAAAAAAGTAAGTTTTTCAAATCCTGGTCATGCTCATAATCTTGCTAAGAAGATGAACAAGATGTTTAAGACCACTGACTTCGAAGTTGTCAAACTGACACAAGGCGAAGTTATTGGTAGACAATGAACAACAAAGATACATACACAAAAACATTTTTATCCGCAGCAGACATTGAACCAACAGACCAGTTAATAGAAAGTAAACGAGCAGAGTGGTGGTACAATGTTAGACAAAAAGACGGTGGTGGGTTACGTCTTACAGAACAAGGAATTGACTTTGTTCAAAATCAATCTAAACTTAAAACCTATAACATAAAATTTCCAGGGCAATTTACAATAACTCCACAAATTCTTGTGTGGCTTGACAAATTTATTGAAACCCCGTATTATATTACTAAGAAAGACATAACAGTAATATCCGAAAGAACTGCGTTTGAGTTGTATCTATTTTCCGGTGATGTTCAAAAAATGGGATACAGTAAAGCACTATCAAAACGCATGAGCCAAGATTAATCACCCTTTAAAAAACACACTGTAAATATATCATGATGGATATTAACCCGTTAGATGTTTTAAACAAACGAGCATTGAAATGGATGCCTCCTCATTTTTCTAAAATTAAATTAAGTGCTGATAGCCTATTTTTAAATCAAGAAATTGAAGATTGGATAAAATATAAATTGAAGGGTAGATACTGTTTAGTCAACAGACCAGAAAGTTCTGGAATGTTTACTTTTGTGGGTTTTGAAGAAGAAAAAGAACTCACGTATTTTATGCTAGCATGTACACAAATAAGGAGTCAATAAATGACAGATGAAGCAAAGAAGCCTGAGGCAGCTCCCGCAGAAGCAGCAGCTCCACAGACACCAGAATTGACCATCAATGATCTCAACGCTTTGAGAACCATTTTAGATGTAGCAACTACTAGAGGTGCTTTTAAGGCAAGCGAGATGGAATCCATTGGTAAAGTCTATAACCGGTTGAATACGTTCTTGGAGAGTGTAACACCTCCACAGCAACCTGCTCAGCCACCAAAACAAGGATAAAATCATGGCAACTAACCTAAAACACGTAGGAAGAATGAAAAATAACAAGGCTAAAGTACTTGTTGCTTTTCGTACACTTCCAGACGATCCGCACAGCGCATTAGTAGTAGGAACCGCACAATTAACCGACGATCAACATAATGCTATTATTAATTTAGTAGATAGTCAACAAGCACAAGATTGCTACGAATTTGGCGAAATCCTATCTTCACGCTATTTTCCAGACGGAAGACCAATGTTAGCTGCGTTACATCAAGACGGCAGACTTGTTAAAGTTGGTACTAAAGATGTAGAAATGACTCCAACTACCACTGACTCAATTTCGTTAGACGAATTAAACAAATTGATCGCAGAACAACGAGGCTTAACTCTTGAAGAGCTAGCTGTTAAAGAACCAGGCGCAGCAGAAAAACCTAGAGAAGCTGCTAAAATACAAGAAGTGCCAGCCCCTGTATCATCCAGCAATGATCCACTAAGCGACAAAGATCTAGCTAGAAGTTATAGAAGTCAGGCAGATGCTATGTACAAAGAAGCAGCAAAACTTCGAAAACAAGCAGACGACTTAGATCCTCCGCAAAAGAAAACTACTAAAAGTAAAGAAGAAGTAGGTGCCTAAAAAATTTGTCAAACCTCCGAAGGATGTCATAAAAGAATGGCCGGAGATATTTGAAGACATCTACATGAGTTCTATGCCAATCAAATACATCCATGGCGTAGAAATTTCTTTTACTAACGGTAGAGTGTGGGGTATTGATCTTGGTGAACAATTAGAATTTAACAATGAAGACGAAATCGTAGAAAAATTAATGGTTGCTTTAAAAGATTATCAAGAAGATATTCAAACAATTAATTTTCAAGTAGATGTAGAAAGATTAAAAAATGATGTTATTAATTCAACGAAAGGCTTACTTGGGTGATTCATGAATGTTAAACTTTTATCATATTCCCAACCAACTGGCGAATTTAGAGACATGGGCATCGCAGATGCGCAGGAACTCATTGCGTATTGCGCCCGTGTCTCAAATCCCGCAAACCAACTTAACACCGAGACATCAGAGAAACTCATCAGATACTTGGTCAAACACCAACACTGGAGCCCACTCGAAATGGTCTCCGCCTGTATCGAAATTACCACTACCCGAGATATCGCTCGACAAATCTTGCGACACAGAAGTTTTAGTTTCCAAGAATTCAGTCAACGCTATGCTGACCCAACTCAAGATTTGGCGTTCGTTACAAGGGAAGCTAGACTTCAAGACACAAAAAACAGACAGAATAGTATCCAAACGGATGATGAGCGCCTACAACGAGATTGGGAACATCAACAACAACAGGTCATCGACTACGCTCGCAGTGCCTATCAATGGGCTATCGCTAAGGGCATAGCCAAAGAACAAGCTCGGGCTGTTCTTCCAGAAGGTCTTACAGAAAGCCGATTATATATGAATGGTACACTACGTTCATGGATTCACTTTATTGAATTGCGTAGTGCTAACGGCACACAACTAGAGCATCAAGAAGTTGCCAAAGCCTGTGCTAAAGTCATTGCTGAAATATTTCCGATGACTACTGATTTTGTTAATCAGTAACTTTTACACAAATTATAAAACTTTGTCATTTCGGGGAACGTGCTTAAAAAGTTCGTTCCTCGTCTCTTATCGTGTTCATCAACAAATAACGCAAAATCTTTTCTGTGTCGAATTTTATCTACGCTAGCATCAAGTATTTTTGGTTCAAATACTTTTAACAATCTTTCTAATTTTTGAGTTTCAGATTTATAAAACTCTTTATTAGCATTCATATAATCAATTGAAGATTGTATTTGCGGAATATAGTCAGCAGTAAGAATTCCTACAGTTTGATGAGGCGGATTATTTAGATAAGGTATATCTAGCATTAAAGGATGTTGTCCTAAATTACCAGACACAAACAAATTAGCCACAGATTGATACCATTTCTTTTTGCTGTGTGTATAATTTAACAACCACATGTCTTTTAAAAAATCAGTATAACTAGTGACTGATAGAGCGTTATATGTGCTCATAATACCTAACTTAGCGTATGGAACTCTTTCTAAAAACAAATTACAATTTGAAAACCATTTGGCATAGTTAAGTCCGTGGCGAACATACTCTGCCTTAGCGCCAGCAGCTTCACAACTAGTATAAATTATCAAATGTTTTACTAGACGCTTTTTTTGAATAATTTCTAATTTAGATAAAAATTTTTCAAACAAATCATCAGGTACACAAAAATTACTGTTTATTCCAAGTTCTAAATTTTTGTTAGGGTTTTCAATTATATAATCTAACACTCGAAAAGTGTGTTTGCTTAATAATGGCTCACCGCCAGTAATTCGAAATGTATGTAAATTTTTATACAAATCTGGCCACCATTTCCAAAACGCTTCTACGTAAGGATTATACTCACGCTCAGGAATAGGCATTTTATCTTGTTGTTCAATCCAATCTATATTGTTATAACGTATAGAGGTAGGATATGGACCATGTTGTTTAATTTCTTCCATCCACTGACTGCTAACGTCGGGGGAGCAATAACTACATTTAAAATTACAAACATTTGAAAAACTAACTTCTAAATATGTTGGATCAACATTACCGTCTGCTCCAGCTTTTATAAACCGGTCAAAATAATCACGACTCCATGGTTCATAACTTTTTAAAATCCTATCACTGAGCGGTTCGCCAGCATCTTCTACTTTCCAACAATAATCGCATTCAGTTGGACGCTCACCATTAAGCATCTGTTTTCGAATATTCTTTTTAAATGTAGTATTGTGTAAAGCACTAGGATTTTCTACAATTTCATGTATAGGAATAAAATGTGTTCTAGGATGGTGACAACTATGATTATGGCCAGTGCCAAGATGAACTGTGACCTGCGACCATTTAGCCGTACAGAATCCGTGACCTATTTTATCTAAGTCCTGCTTGTAATCAAGTCTATCGTTGTACCACTTGTTCATAAGATTTTTTTAACCATGTAAAGTCATTTATTTTTTGTATTTCTTCAGGACGATTTTTATTGTTGTTTCCGTAGTCTCTACCGTGTAGTGCGCCAATTTTTACATATTCTGCGTTTTCGACATTGTTAAATTTTTCGCACCAAGTTGTTAATCTATATTCATTATCTATACTGTTGCCATTAACAATTGTTGACGAACTTAACTTAACACATTCCCTAAATGCTGTTCTCCAAGCATGAAACGGATCTGTGTTAAAACGATGAATATTTAAAGTCTTTTTTACGGTACGTATTTTTCCTAAAAAACTTGTAGAAAAATCTACTACGTTTGTATTTTCAAAAAATTTACGTTGAAAAATTTTTATTCCGCCATGGCCGTATTCAAGATCATTAATTGGATTAATCGCAGAAAAAATATAAACCCAATTTGGATCTTTACATATATTATAAATTTCTACCAAATTAAAATTGTCTAACAAATATGCGTCAGCATCTACAACCATAAATTGACTAGTTAGAGATTGTTTTCCGCAGACCTGATGACTAGCTGCTATAGATTCTTTTGTGTTTACTTGAATAATATCCGGCATGAATAATCTAGCCTTAGATAAATTTTCTACTAAGTTAGGATCGTCGTAACTTAAGAAAAACTTTTCCATATCGGTGCCTTGTTATAATACGTTTGACCTAATGCTATAGATTCTTCATACATTTCACAAATATATTCGCTTTGTTTAGAATCAAAGTTAGCCCAATTTAATCCAAGTTCGTTTCTTAATGTAACTGATAATTCTTGTATATCTTTTTCTATTTGATCGTGTTTGACATTAGCATCGTAGATATTTTTAAGAACATCAAAATCTCTAACATCAACATAATTCCAATCTGTACAATAGGTCATCCAACTGCCCATTCTAGCTCCCAATACTGCGTAATTTCCGTTAGGAACGTGTGCGCCAACACAACTCCACATACGTAGACGATGTAGATTGTGCCAATAGATATCTGTTTTTATCTTAGACTTTTCTATTTTAACTCCATCTTTAAGTAGCATCTTAACACCTTCACGGAATCCTGCTCTCCATGCTTGAAAAGGATTAGTGTTGATTATTGTTTCGCTAAACACCGTTGGAAAATTCATGTACCCTGTTTCCCAACAAAAATCAACCTGTGCGTTTTCACTATCAGCAGCTTCGTGGGTTTTCATATCTAAAACAAATTGTTTATTCCAAATTTTTAATCCACCGTTGCCGTATCTTAACCCATTGATTGAATTTTTTCCACACCAACTATAAACGTTAATGCCTGGAAGTTTTTCTATTTCAATATTAAAAAATTTAGGATCAACTTTATTATCGCCGTCCACAGTGATGAACCATTCAGTTGACGATAATTCAGCTGCTGCTTTGTGGGCGTTATCACTGCCTTTTACACCGTGTATACGTTTAGCCCAAGGAGCTTTATTTTCCAAATCAGCAAAATTAATATCTGCGTTTGGCTCATCATAACTGATAAAAATTAAATCTAAGTTTGCTGTTTTCATTCTATTATGTAATACACTGTTTTGAAAATTTTTCTGTAGTAGATGCTAAAATTATTCTGAAATAAATTATCAGGATCTACACGTTCAATAGGATATACTATTTCATAGTTTTTGTCCAATTGATCAAAGTTGGTATGAAATGCTTCATACAAACAATTTATATCATTTAACGCAGTAACATAGAAATCTAAATTATGTCTTTTTGGGTCTTTTAATAATTCTGGATCACCAACAAATTTAATCGACAGATACGGTTTAAATTGTTTACTAAAAATTTTTAAAACTACATCTGCGTATGCCGGAGGATTTTTTCTATATCCTGTTAACATGAACCATTTACCGTACTCAGGATCATCAGATGATAAATCATCTAAGTTAAAAATTTTAAAATCTTTGCTTTCTACGTTTACTTTTAATCTACCAAGTGATAATTCACCTGTTTTAACCTTATCAAAAATATTGGAAAATTGATCAGGCACAGTATAACTGACGTACACCGAACTATCTAATTCAGGTAACTCGCTGTTAGTATACATGATCACAGACCCTGTGGTCTTTTCAACCCATATTTTATAAAGATCATCCATTGATTTTTAATCCTTGAATCATCATTTGTTGATAATTTTTAATCATGTTTTCAAGATCAATGTCTTTGTCGGCATAATGAACAATATCTGTTTGAGAAAATTGTCCAATTTTTAATTTGTTGTTTTTCTTAAAATAGTATCCTAAATCTAAACCTGTACGAGAAATAGGTATATGAAAATCTTGTGCCAACGGTTTCATATGAACAAATCTAGGAAATGACATTTTATAAGCCACTTGATCCTCAATATCTAAAATTTTAACTGCTAGTCCAAATGCTTCATCAGTTCCTATTACTTCCGGAGGTGATTTATCAAAATAGTTGTTTTTAAATTCTAAAGGATTTTCAATTATCATTCTTTGTAAATTAAAAAAATCTCTAGCCAATTCACTGGTTTTGTTAAAATAAGTGTATGCTGAATATACACTAGGGATATTATTTTTTACAAATGTTTCTCTGTAATACGTAGAAGTTACTGGATCACCCCTAAACGTATACGCAGTTGGCGATATGTACAGCTCACAATTTTTTATAAAATAGTCTACCCAGTGACTGTAATCTCTTGTAAAAATCATATCAGCATCGAGACAGATAGTTTCAGCCCAAGGACTTAATTTATCCATCCAACTGCGGCCATCCCAATGTTTTTTTTGATCCCAATATATAACTCTGTCAAAGTAAGGTAAATTTCTAAAAATTTTTAATTGTTCTTCGCTGTCAGTGACCAACGCAACATTATCATACCCTGACGGTTGAGTATGTTTAATAGACATTGCTAACAAAGAGGCCATAGCTCCATAATTTTTATCAGCATTGTTTGAAACTACAATTAAGTATCCAAACATGCTAACTCCCATAAACTTTGATAATTTTCTAAAATATTTTTTTTGTTTAAAAAATGTACATCGTATCCGGATACTGGAATTATAATATTTTTTGAATTAGTAACTGCTTGAATTAATATTTGATTGTCATCAACAGACAATATAGTGTCAGTGTCTGTAAAAAACAGCGGCGAGGGCAAATGTGTATCAACTTCTTTAAATCCGTTTATTATATGATTGGCAATTGAAAAGGCAATGTCATTACGGAAATTTCTAGGATCAAATTCATATAAATCTGAAAAATATCTATATTCTTGTTTTACGTATTCTACAAGATCAAATATTTTTTCAGTATAGCTATTTTTTGTAAACATTATTGCCGTAGCCCAACGTAATTGTATACTGTGATCAGATACTCTTAAATCGTCGTTGTCTAATTTGGTTCCAGTAATATCGTTCATTCTACCGCACATTACAAAATCATCCGACTCCCAATGCTGAGCTAAACTATCAGACAACACTAACAAGTCAGAATCTATTACCAGTGTACGCTCAAATGGAGTTAGTTTCCAAGCAGAAAATCTGTTGCCGTTAATAAATTGGCAACGTTGATTATTTAAATTTCTGTAATTATTGACCTCTGGCCTAGGGATTAGTTTTACATAATCAACGTATTTGTTGATATTAATGTCTGTTTGATCAATGCTGTATTGATCAGTAACTAAACAAACTGGTACATTTAAATTTTTTTTAACAAGCCCAGCGGCTATTAAAGACATCTTTAAATAATTTAATGTCTCTGAATTATGGGCAAATATCAATGCTCCAGCGTTCATACTTTACGTGA